TTTTGCACTTCAATAACGGAACAAACAGCACCAATCACTGGTTGCACTTCTATGGCGCGTCAGCAAATCAGCTTTCACTCGGCTCTGACGATTTCAATTTTACGACAGGAACAGTAACGGTTGGGCAAATTCAGAAATACGCTGCTGCCGTAGCGACAAACAATGGCCGTGGATACCGCAATGGCACCGCTTCAACGGAAGACACAAGCATCACAATGGTTTTTAACAAGGTGCGGCTTGATATCGGTGGGCAAGTTGGCGGTGGCAACAAGCTCAACGGCCACATCCGCAAGATCGCCTACTGGCCCCGCCGCTTGAGCAACACGCTGCTGCAACAGCTAACGACGTAATCATGCAAGACTACCTCTACAAATTCCCCGACGAGGCCACGGCGCAAACCGCGCTGGCCGATTACTACAATGCCGAGACCGGCTGGCAGACCAGCGGCGAAGGCTATGCGCTTGATCCGGTGGGTGTGCTGGCAGACGAGGAGACCCTCCTCGACGGCTGGCACCTCAACCTCCGCGTGACCGACGACCGGCCAGATCCGGCGGCGGACTATGCGGTCACTCCGACCCAGCAACGCCGCGTGTGGCTATAGCACCCGACCTCGCGAACCCGCTTTGGCGGCTACGCAATCTGTATCACATCAAGCGGGCCGACGACGGGCGGATCATCAAGTTCGCCCCGCGGGCCGAGCAGCAGCGGGTCTACGACATGCTCTTCAAAGAGGGCGTCAAGCGACTGATCATCTTGAAGGCCCGCCGTCTGGGCATGTCCACCGCGCTCGACGTCCTGTTGACCGACCAGATGCTGTGGAACGCTGGCACACAATGCTCGCTGGTCGATCAGACCGCGGCGGATGCGGAGCGCAAATTGGCCACCATTGCCAAGGTCGCGGTGGACAATCTCCCCAGCGGCACCTTGCAGCACATTGAGCGGGTGAGGGACAGTGGCAGCATCCTTGAGGTCAGCGTGGCGGGTAACGCGGCCTCGTCGTTCTTTGCGGGCCTGCGAGCGCGTGGCGGCACCAACAACTGGCTGCACCTCTCCGAGTGGGGTGTGATCCAAGCGGACGACCCGCGGCGCAGTGAGGAGATTCTGACCGGCGCAATCCCCAGCGCGGAGCATGGCCGGATCATCGTGGAAACCACTTGGAAGGGCGGGCGAGGGGGCCACTTGTGGGAAATTGTCAAGGGAGCCTTGGAGACGCCGGAAGCGGCCAAGACGGACAAGGACTGGCGCGTGGTTTTCTTCCCGTGGTGGAAAGACCCGACCTATGTGGTCGAGGGCGATGTGTCCACGATCAGTCCAGCGATCAGTCAATACTTGGACGGCATGGAGCAGACGACCGGCCACACGTTTAGCCCGCAGCAGCGCCTGTGGTATGACCGCCAGTCCCGCGACTTGGGTCTGTTTATCTTCCGCGAGTTCCCGACGACGCTCGACGAGTGCTTCAAGAGTCCGGTTGAGGGGGCGATCTATGCGGGCGAACTGGACAAGTTGCGAGCCTCCGGCGCGATCAGTGCGTTCAAGACCGACAACAGCACGCTTGTCCATACCGCGTGGGATCTGGGCAGTCCGGTCAATACGGTGGTCTGGTATTTTCAGATTATCGGCGGCAACGAGATCCGCGTGATCGACTGCGACATGGACATGGACATGACGCCTGTCCAGCGCGTCGGCCACATGCTGGCCAAGGGATACAGCTACGGGGCGCACTTCCTGCCCCACGATGCCGCGGCGACTCGCACCAGCGGCAAAGCCGACGCCCAAGTCTACACCGAGGCAGGACTGGCCAACGTGCGCGTTCTGCCGCGGACGCATGACATCTGGATCGGCATCAATGCCTGTCTGCAAATGTTCCCGCGGTTATCGTTCCGCCTGCCTGCCTGCGAGCGTGGCCTCGATGCTTTGGCCAACTACGCCTACAAGCGCAGCAGCGCGACCGGCATTGTGGTCAACGAGCCAGTCCACAACTGGGCCAGCCACGCCGCGGATGCGCTCCGCATGATAGCCGAGGCCGACATGTGCGGGATGCTCAAGACGGGCTTTGCCAAGCCGCGCCCGACCGTGGTGACAACCGGCATCCGCGACTTGGACTTCAACCGCCGAACCATCGTGCGACGATGACGCCCATCGAAAAGTGCAAGATGCTCTACACCGCGGACAGCCCGCGGACGTTTGAAGAGGACATGCTCGCGCACCTCTCGCATGGCTGTTTTTTTAGCACGCCGGAGTATGTGATGATGGCGCGTCCGGTGTGCAGTGCGGCCCCACAGGAGATGATCAACGACGTCTGGTGTGGCTTCCAGCGCAAGGACTGGGATGCGTGGTATGTCTACGCCTTTGCCTTGGCCGACGACCAAGGCTTGCAGGGTTTAGTCAAAAAACTATTGCGCCACATCCCCTTTTATCTTCCGCTCATCGCATGGGAGAGGAGTGGCCATCCGCTGACTTTCTTTTCGACCGACAAACTCATCCAAAAATATGCGAAACTATCACTCGTCCAAGATTGACCTCATCTGCCGCTGCCATTTTGGCGGCTTGGGTGGGGGGGCAAGCACGCCTCCTCCCATGCCCGCGTTCAAGATGCCGGAGATGCCCAAGATGCCGGAGATCAAGCCGCCGCCGCCACCGCAGGAGCGCGACATGACCGCCTTTAACGAGGCGTCTGGCGCGGAGCGCGAAAAGGCAGCGCGGCGCGAGGGTTTTCTCCGAACGGTCAAGGGCGGGGAAACCGGCGGCTACGGCAATCCGGCCACGGGCAGCAGCCTTTTAGGATAGCCCGATGGCTTTTCGGATTCCAACCGGATCACAGGCTACGGGATACCGTAGCCCGCAGCGCCAAAAGGCCACCGCGGTCAACGAGGCGTGGAAGGCCCGTGCCATGCTCCAAGTGCAGGCCAACCAAGCCGAGTCCATGATGCGGGATCGGGTCACCAAAAACCGCAAACAGACCAGCGAAATGCTGGCCGCGGAAAATGCCCGCGATGGTGGCCCCGCGCCGACGCCGTTGGGCGAGAAGCCCAAGGGTATCCAAGATTCTTCGTCGATGGTCGCCCGCACCAACAAAGAGGTGCAGTGGCCCAACGCGCCAAAATACAAGCCGGAGCCGGTGGGGTCGCTGGAAAGGGGCATGCCCGCCTACTTCTCGCAAATGAGCGAGCGCAACCGCAACGACACCGACAAAACCTACTACAACGCTTGGAAGCAGGAAATGGCGGCAAAGGAGCGCGTGCGCCAAGAAAACGCCGCGATGGACGCCTCCTACAACAGATCCGCCGACGCCTACAATGCCGAGATGAAGGAGCGCCAAAAGGCGTCCGACGTCCCGCAGCCGCAGGCTCCGGCCAGCGAAGTGGCCGAGCAGAAGCGCACCCAGCAAGGCAAGCGCAAGCCGCGGGCCAGCCTCTTGGCCGGTGAAACCGGCGGCTACAACCCCGCCACGGGCAACACGGGCCGCTTGGGCCAACGCAGCCTTCTTGGATAAGCACATGGAACCGCTCGTCTACCACCTCGCCGTTGTTTCGACCGGCATCATGCTTCTCATAGCGGCGACCCACGATCCCGACCTCTGGTAAATGAAAGACAACGTCCAACTCGCTGACTGGGTTCTCGCCCGCAACCAAGACTTGGGTTCCGAGCGGGCCTCATGGGATACGCACTGGCAGGAGTTGGCGGAATATTTCCTGCCGCGCAAAGCCGAGATCAGCAGTAAGCGCAGCGTGCCGGATTCTTCGCGCTACGATGTCCTCTTTGACACAAGCGCCGTCCAAGCCGCGGCCACGTTGGCCAATGGGCAGCTTGCCTACATCACGCCCGCCGACTCGCGGTGGTTCGTTTACGAGCCGCCCAAGGGAGTGATGAGCGACAAGGCGAAGCAGTGGTATGCCAAGTGTTCCGAGGCGACCCAGCTACTGTTGGCCACCAGCAACCTTTATACGGAAGTCCATGAGTTGTATTACGACGACTCCGTCTTCGGCACCTACTGCATGTTCGTCGAATCGGGCATCTCGCACCCGCTCGTCTTTCACAAGTTCGACATCGGCACCTACTCACTGGCCGAGAACGACGAGGGTCTGATCGACACCGTCTTCCGCGAACTGGAACTGACCGTCCTGCAAGCCGCGGACAAGTTTGGCGAAGACAACCTTGCGCCCGCCATGCAGAAGAAGCTGGCCGAGATCCGGCGCACCGGCAAAGGCGGCACCGTCAAGCATCGCTTCGTTCATGCTCTCTACAAGCGCGAGGACAACGACCGCGACCGCAACAAGGCCGACGGCCCCAACAAGCCGTGGGCCAGCGTCTACGTTGACCAGAGCAACAAGCATGTCTGTCGCAACTCCGGTTACGACGAGAAACCTTTCTTTGCCGGTCGCCACGTTAAAAGCCAGCAGGGCGTCTACGGAGTGTCTCCGGCATGGATGGCGCTGCCCGAAGCCCGCCAACTTAACTTTTTAGCCAAACAGCTTGACGCCCTCTCCGAGATCAAAGCGTTCCCTCGTCTCCTCATGCCCGCTACGCACGAAGGGGAAGTCGATTTGCGCTCTGGGGGCGTCACTTATTACGACCCGACGCAACCCAACGCTTTGCCGCAGGAGTGGGCCACCGCGGGCGACTATTCCATCGGACTCGACCGAGAGGCCCGTAAGACCAACGCGATCAACACCGCTATGCATGTCGATATGTTCCGCATGTTTGCCTCGATGGAGCGCACCAACATGACCGCGACCGAAGTGGCCGAGCGGGCCAGTGAAAAACTGGTGCAGTTTTCCCCCTCGTTCACCCGCAAGACCACCGAACTGCTTTCGCCTATGCTGCGCGGAGTCTTTGGCATCCTTATTCGCAACGGCCATTTTCCCCCGCCGCCGCAGGACGCGATCCAAATGGACGCGATGGGCCAGCCCATGCTGCCGGAACCGGAAGTCAGCTACGTCAGCAAGGTCGCGCTCGCCATTCGCGCCATGCACAACCTTTCCTTGGCAAGGACAATGGAGCGCAACGCGATCATCGCCCAAGTGCGCCCCGAAGTGCTGGACAACTTCAAGTGGGACGTCATCGCCCGCGAAACCGCCCGCAACGACGGACTGCCCGCCGACTGGCTGGCCGAAGAGGACGAGGTCGAAGAGGCCCGCGCCGCCCGCGCACAGGCGCAGGCCCAGATGCAGCAACAACAAGAGATGCTGACGATGGCCGAGGCCGCAGGCAAAGCCGGTAGCGTCAAGCAGGACAGCGCCCTTGGCCGCTTGATGAACCAAGCCACCGGAGTGTAGCCATGCCAAACCGCCCTCGCCGCTAATGACACCAGACAAAGAACTGGAGCGCAGCAAGTCGCTTCAGCGCATCAACAACGCCTACCATCGCTGCTTCGACAACGAAGACGGGCGCGTTGTCCTCGACAACCTCCGCGCCTACTTCCGCATGAACCGGCCCGCCTTTGAGCGCACGCTGGGACGTCCGTTCGACCCCATCGCCGCCGCGGTGCGGGACGGCCAGCGCGAGGTCATCCTTTTCGTCGAACACAAACTTTCGCTGCCCGTCGTCGGAGATGCCGACGTTGAGCGGCCCTCCACCGAAGTCCTCCGCTAAACGCGGTTTAGTCAAAACACCAACCAACCAACACCACCATGATCGATGCAACCACCACCTCCGAAACCAGCACCACCGCGGACAGCGCCGCTGTTCCCGCGTCCACCGCACCCGCTGCTAACCTCAACACCACAACGGAAGGGACACTCCTTTCCAGTGCGCCTGCCAGCGCCACCGACGCGCCAGCGCCCGTAGTAGCCGAAAAGCCGGAATGGTTGCCGGAAAAGTTCTGGCGCAACGACAAGGCTGACGTTGAAAGCCTTTCCAAGTCCTACCAAGGGCTGGAGCAACTGTTGGGCAAGAAGGCCAACGCCATCGTTCCTCCCAGTGAGAAGTCTACGCCGGAGGAAGTTGCCGCCTACCGCAAGGCCATCGGCGTTCCCGAATCGCCCGAAGCCTACAACCTCAAGCCGGAGCAACTGCCGGAAGGGGTCACATGGGATGACAACGTGGCCAAGAAGGCCGCGGAACTCGCCTACAAGCACAACGTGCCTGCCGCCGCGATGCAGGAGTTTATGAAGTTCGACATGGAGCGGGCCGCGCTGATGAACCAAGCCGCCGCCCAGATGATCGAAACCCAACTGGAAACCGGACGGGCCGAATTGCAAGCGGTCTGGGGCGACAAGATGCCGGAGAAAATCGAACTGGCCCGCCGCGCCGCGGTGACCGCCGGAGTCGATCCGACCAGCCAAGGCTTCGTTGATCCGCAAGTGGTCAAAGCCATCGTCAACCTCGCGGAGAAGCTCTCCGACGACAAGCTGGTTGCCGGTGACCAAACCGGAGCAAGCAGCACCCGCGCCCGCGCCCGCGACATTATGACCAACCAAGCCAACCCGCTCTACTCCCGCTACCAAGAAGGTGACGCGGAGGTGGTTGACCAAGTGCGTCGCATGCTGACCAGCGCCTAATCGGCTCAACAATCGGCTCATCATGGCCAACAAAACCAAAGGCTGGCAGAAGTTTCTGGCCTGCACATGCACCCACGGGTCAGAGGCCGATCCGCGGGCGCTCGATGCCATTCTGCGACTGCGCGATGCGTGGAAGCCGGACTTCGTGCTGCACCTTGGCGATGCCATCGATGCCCGCGCCCTGCGCTCCGGCGCACGCAAGGACAGCGACAGCGCCGACCACGGGGCCGATCTGGCCGACGATCTGATGCAGGGACTGGCTTTCCTGCGCGAACTCAAGCCCGACGTCTTTCTTTTCGGCAACCATGAAAGTCGATTGACCGAACTGGCCCACAGTCCCAACGCGGTCTTGTCCTACGCGGCCAGCAGCGTCCTGTCCCGCATTGAAGACGAGATGGGCAAGCTCAAGTGCCAGATCATTCCCTACGCGGGCGTCCACAAGAGCGGCATGTTCATGTTGGGCGACACCGGATTCACCCACGGGGCGATGTACAACGTGTCGGCGGCGCGGGACACCGCGGAAATGGTGGGTCATTCGGTCGTCATGGGCCACACCCATCGTGTGGCGATGGAGAGCGCCCGCATCCACAACAAGGCCATCGGTTACAACATCGGGTGCGGCATCAAGCTGGACATTGGGTATTCGGCTATCCGGCGGCAAACGCTGGGCTGGCGACACGCCGCGTGTTTCGGGTCGTTCAACGGAACTAATTGCAACGTGAACATCGCGGTCTTCGATCCGCACTACCAGTTACCGCTATGAAACAAACCAAAGCCGACAAGCAACTGGCCCAGTGGTGCGAAGCCCTGTCGCAGCCCACCATTCCTGTCGAAGAGGTGCCGGAAGGCTGGTTCACGATCAAGCAACTGGCCAAGGCCCGCAGCCGCAGCGAGTGCATCACCAGCGAGCAAGTGCGCCGCATGATTGATAAGGGGCTGTGCGAGAAGCGCAACTTCACCATCCGTCTGGCCGAGCGCGTCCGGCCTGTCCCGCATTACCGACTCAAATGAAACGCATCCCCACCAAGCGAGTCGCCCTCGATGGCAAGTGTTGGAGGGTCAAGCTCAAGCGACCGCCGGAGCGAGAGCCGGTGGACGGATTATGCGTCCGAGACGATAGAACCGTTTACATCCACCCAGACGCTATTGCCCACCGCGGCAAGGAACTTGTCATCCATGAACTGCTTCACGCCCGCTTTTGGGACATCGAAGAAGATGCCATTGCCGAGGTCAGTCTGGTTATTGCCGAGGTCATGGACTGGGTGGAGCGCAAGAACGACGGTGTGATCGGATGACCTTCTGGCCGCTCCTCGCCTGCACCCTGCTTTACTTTGCCACCGCGGTAGGGTGGTGGAGGCAGGGCGATCCGGCGATGGCCGTCATCTTTTTTTTCTACGGATGCGCCAACGGCGGATTTTTGTGGGCGGCGTTGCGTTGAAATTTCGACACGTTGTTTCAACCATGTCGAAGGCATCGACACGTTGTGTATACCGAACGGCGCTTTGCTATACACAAAAGCCCAAAACTTTTTTTGACTAAACCCTTGCGCCACTTCCGGCGCAGCGCAATTCTCGCGAACAGTTAGGCAGACAACTCCTTGTGGAGCCTGTCCGACGGCAGCCCAAGGCCGACGACCCGCGCTCGCGGATAATCGGTAGCGCCGAGGACACCACAACCAATCAACCCGACGAGATCGGCACGACGCCGGTTTAGTCAAAACC